TTCTTTGACCGATCCAAACTCATCATCGCGTTCGTTCCCTTGAGCGATGATTCTGGCAACGGCTTCCGCGTCTGGAAGCCACGGGCGACATCTTACTCGGCTCATTCATTTCCTCCTTCCCTCTAGGGTTTCCGTATGTGCCTCCAACATGCCCTAATTCTACAGAATTATAAAAACATTGTAAAGTAGAAAAAACTCTATAGTTTATAGGGGTGTATTGACGTTTTCAGCTGGCGGGGGGATACTACTTTCCACCTATGGCCGATGCCGCGGCGCTGGCCGACTCCATCGAGGACATTTCGAGCCTCCTGAGCATCGAAGCGGAACTCGGGCGGCGGAGCCTTCACGATTATCTGCGCGGGATGTGGCCAACCATCGAGCCGTCGACGCCGTTCCAAGATAACTGGCATTTGGGAGCCATCTGCGAGCACGAGCAAGCGGTCCTTGACTACCAGATCCCGAAGCTCTGCATCTGCGTTTGCCCTCGGTCTGGGAAGTCGATCACGACCTCGGTCGCGTTTCCGACGTGGGCCTGGACGCGCGATCCCTCGGTGCGGTTCCTGTTCTCCAGTTACAGCTCCGACCTGTCGCTTGAGTTTGCGACGACCGCGCGCCGGGTGATCGACAGTCAGTGGTATCAATCACGGTGGGGCGTGAGTCTCGCTATCGACCAGTCGACGAAATCCTATTACTCGAACACCGCCGGCGGCTACCGGATCTCGACGAGCGTCGGAGGCAGCGCGACGGGAAAAGGTGGCGACGTGTTGGTCATCGACGACCCGCACAACCTCAAGCTGATTGCGAGCGACGTGGTGCGCGCGGCGGATCTGTCGTGGTTTACGAAGGTCTGGAGCAGCCGGCAGAATCATCCGCGCCACGGACGGCAAGTGGTCATCATGCAGCGTGGCCATGAAGATGATCTGGTGTCGCTCCTGCTCGACCAGGGCGACTGGACGTTCCTCAAACTGCCGACCGAATATATCCCGCGCCAGTGGACCTCACCCATCGGGTGGTCGGACCCGCGCACGACGGCGGGCGAACTCCTCCACCCGGCGCGCGTCGGACCGACAGAAGTGGAAACCATTAAGCGTGAGCTCGGGCCGGTCGATTATTCGTGCCAGCACGCGCAGGAACCACTGCCCGAGATTGGCGGCATGTTTGAAAGGGGCTGGTTCGAGATCATCCCGACACGCGACCCAGACCCGCTGATGCGTGTGCGGTTCTGGGATGCCGCTGGGAGTGAAACGGAACGATCTCCGTATACCGCCGGCGTGCTGATGGCCGAAACACGCGACGGGAAGTTCATTATCGAAGATGTGCGCCGCGCCCGGCTCACGGCGGCAAAGGTGGATCGCTGGATGCTCGACACGGCCCGCGAAGATGGCGTCGGCGTTGACATCGCCGAAGAGCAGGAGCCAGGCAGCGCGGGAAAGTCGGTGATCGCGTCTCACCGCACGCTCCTCGCCGGGTTTTCCTATACCGGCATCCCGGCCAGTGGTGATAAAGTGACCAGGTGGAAACCGCTCGCGAGTCAAGCGCGCCCGGCGCTGAAAGAAGCGTTCGGGAAGGTGCAGCTCGTCGAGGGCGCGTGGAATAAAGAATTTCTCGATGAAGTGGTGGCCAATAAACGCGCAAAGTTCAAGGACCAGCTCGACGCCGCCGCCGGCGCGCTGCATCAGCTCCGCGTGGCCCCGAAACCTGTGCGACAAGTCCGGGCGTGGTGGGGGTAGCTAGTGGCAGAACTCAAGGCGAAGGCGCGGAAGCGCTCCGCGACGATTGTGCAGAAAACGAACGGCGGGAAGCGCTACCGCTTCCCGATGCCGGACAAAGCGCACGCCCGCAACGCGCTCGCGCGACTCGGGCAAGCCAAGAACCTCACCGCGGCGGAGCGGAAAAAGATCCGCACGCGCGCGAATAAAATCCTGGAGAGATAACCGGTGCCAGTCAATACTCCGCGAACGGATTACGACGCCGCGGCGTCGATTTGGGAGCAGATGCGCGCGGTCTACAGTGGCCGCGCGGCGGTGATCAAAGCCGGCGAGAAATACACCCCGAAACTGCCGGCGGCGTCCCCGGCGGCGCAGGATGCCTATCTCAATCGCGGGAACTTCTACAACGCCCTCCGGCGCACCGTGACGGGCCTCGTCGGGGGTATTTACCAAAAAGCTCCGCGCTTCGATGTCCCGGCACGCGCTCGACCGTGGCTCGACGACATCACGCTCACCCATATTCCGATGGGGGCGTTCGCGCTCGAAGCTACCTCGGAAGTGTTACTGATGGCGAGGTTCGGCGTGCTCGTGGAAATGGCCAGCTCGACACCCTACGGCGAGACGCGCCCGTATCTCGTGAGCTTCACGGCGGAGAATATTATCAACTGGCGCACGTCCAATCTTGGCGGCGATGACGTGCTCACGCTCGTCGTGCTCCGCGAGACACCGACCGTCCTCGACGACAAAGACCCGTTCCAGGTCAAGCCTATCGAGCAGTATCGCGTCTTGAGTCTCGACGAAGACCTGCGCTACACCCAACAGCTCTGGCGGCGTCCTGACCAGTCGGGTGACTTCGCGCCCTACGGGGAGGCCGTGATCCCGCTCCGCCGTGGGGAGCCGCTGAACTTCATCCCGTTCACCTTTTTTGCGCCGTCTTACTGCACACCGGACATTAAAGATCCACCGCTCGTCGACTTGGCGAATATCTCGCTCGCGCACTGGCGGAACTCCTGCGACCACGAGCAAGGGCTGCACCTCGTCGCGCTCCCGACGCCCTACGTGTCCGGGATGAAAGGCGGCGGTGACGATTCAATCCTCCAGATCGGCCCCTCCACGGTCTGGATGCTCGACAAAGACGGCAAGGCCGGCATGGTCGAGTTCACGGGCGCGGGGATGAAGTCGCTCGAAACGGCCCTCGAACAGAAGCAGCACCAGATGGCGACGTTAGGGGCTAAGCTCCTCGAAGAGCAGCCGACGCTTGCGGCGGAAACCGCGACGGCGGTCCTCGCGCGGCACGCCGGCGAGCACGCCACGCTTCGCACGGTGGCCGAGGCGATGCAGCAAAGCCTTCGGCAGATTCTCCAGACAATGGCCTGGTGGGACGGCCTAGAATCGCGGCCGACTGATGTCCCGGTCGAAGTGACACTCAACACCGATTTCTTGCAGGTGAAGGCGCAGCCGCAGGAAATTCAGACGGCGTTGATGACGTTGCAAGCCGGCGAGATCAGCTACCAGACCTTCTGGAACCTGCTCACAGAAGGCGGATGGGCGCGGAATAACGTCTCTGCTGACGAAGAGCGCCGCGAGATCAGCCGCGAACCGGACCAGCTCCCGCCGCCGACTGAGGAAGTGATCAAGGTCGAGCGATGAGCCACACGGAGGATCACCGGGAACTCACCGACCTGGCCGACACCTACGAGCCAAAACTGCAAGCGCAGTTCGAGCGCGCCGCCAGAACACTCCAGGCCGGGGTTAACCTTGACCGCCTGACCCTCGCGCTGGCCGATGGCGACCCGGACAAAGCGTTCCGGGCCGTGCTGACGAAAACCCGCCTCGACGACGCGATGAATCCGTTAGAAAAAACGATCCGCGACACGCTGATTCCACGCGGGGGGAGACTCGGTGCCCGAATCCTCAATCAGCGCTAAACCTCTCGGGTTCGCGTTCAACGCCAAGAACAGAGAAGCGCAGCGGATCGCGCGGGACTATGGTGCGGCGCAGATTGACCTCATTGATACGGAAACAAAGAAAGCGGTGCGGACCATCATCCAGTGGTCGATCCGTGAGGGGATCGCGCCACGCGATGCGGCGAAACTTATCAAGGAAGCCGTTGGCCTCAACCGGCCGCAAATTCTGGCCTTGATCGACTATGAGCGCCGGTTGCCTCCCGAGATGCCGACCGCTGTCAAATTGAAAGCCTACAAAAAATACAAGGCCAAGCTCGTGAGACGCCGGGCCATGATGATCGCTCGGACGGAGGTGATCGACGCGCTCAACATGGGCGCAGAGGTCGCGTGGAAGCAGGCCCAGGGCCAGGGGCTCCTCGGGAAAGGAGCGAAGAAGGAATGGCTGACGACACCGGTCGGCGCGTGCAAGATTTGCTCGGCCCTAAACGGCCAAAATGTAAAAATTGGGGGGAAGTTTCAAACGCCCCGAGGCGCGGTAAACGGTCCCACGGCGCACCCGAACTGTCGATGCGGGTTGGCTCCGGTGCCTTAATGGATTTCTCATTGCGTCGGGAAATAAGTAGGACATAACCGCCGGTTATGTCTCACGCCGAGTTATAGATTGAGGTTTGATTATTCTGTGGCCACCCGCGGCCACGCATAGCCACCAGCTCGGCTAGTAATAGCTAGAGGAGGGGATCACATGATATATAGTTTGATTTGCGGAGGGGCATGCACCGGTACAAAAGCACTCCAAGATCTCGACATGGTCACCCGATCAGTGGCGGAGGAAAAGCGGAAATATCAGCTGCTGACCGTGGATACACGTCACCTCAAAAAAGCTTTACAGCGTGTGCGATATACGCAGCACACGCTTGTCGATCGCGACCATGCGGAGTGCTCGTG